TGATGATCCCAACTCTGTTGGCAGCAACCATCTGTTTCGTCGTAGCATTCATCGCTGCTCCCCCTGTGGACATCGATGGCATCCGTGAACCCGTCGCTGGTTCACTCATGTACGGTAACAACATCATCTCTGGTGCAGTTGTTCCCTCTTCCAACGCAATT